GACTGGTGAACCAGTCGCTCAATCTTTATAAGGGAAATATCATGGCGAATACACAAGCGATGTGTACAAGTTTCAAAGGCGAATTGCTGACTGGAACACATAACTTTGGTACTGGTGTGACCAGAGCATCTACGGCTGCCGACACATTTAAGGCTGCTCTCTACTTGGCATCTGCCACAGTTAACGCATCCACAACCGCATACTCTTCAACTGGAGAAGTAACAGGCACGAACTACACGGCTGGTGGTGCTACTGTTACCAATGCAACAGCGCCAGCCACTAGCGGAACTACTGCTTACTGGACACCAAGCGCGTCTATCAGTTTTTCAAATGTCACCTTATCAACTGCCTTTGATGCAGTATTGATCTATAACTCAAGTCAATCTAATAAGGCTGTTAGCGTGCATACATTTGGCAGTCAGACCGTGACGGCTGGAACATTTACTCTCACAATGCCGACGAATGACTCAAGCACAGGCTTGATCAGACTCGCTTAATGAGATGGCACTTGTATTTGCGAATCGTGTTTTAGAAACATCTATTACCAGTGGGTCTGGAACTTTAACTCTTGCTGGCGCTGTTGCTGGATATCAATCATTTTCAAGTGGTATAGGTAATGGAAATACTTGTTACTACACAATTGTTGATTCAACTGCAAGTGTTTGGGAAACAGGAATTGGCACATATACATCATCAGGAAATACATTAGCCAGAACAACAGTTCTATCAAATTCTTCTGGCACAACATCTGCATTAACGCTTGCTGGAAATACGGTTAATGTATTTGTGACATTGCCAGCAGAGAAAGCAGTTTATTTTGATGCCAATGGAAACATTGGAGTTGGCATAACTGCTGATGGATCATCAAATATTCAAATTAAAGCTGGAACAGCTACGACTTCTCCATTAGAGTTAACTTCATCGTCTGGTATTGTAATGAGTTCTCCTGATGATGGCTCTATTGAATATGATGGAGTTGCATTTTATGGAGTACCAATTGCAAATAGTCGTGGAGTTTTATTGACTGAGCATTTTGTTGCCAGAACAGGCTCAAAGACAATGACCAGCAATACATCACTACAAGCTATTTTTAGTGGTGGTACAGGTGGATTAACTAATGGTGCATTAAGTGTTGGTGGTTCAACATCCTATTTCTTTGAGTGTTCAATCAACGTTAATACAATGTCTGCAACATCAGGAAATTTTGGATTTAGTATTGTTGGCGGTGGAACTGCAACATTTACAAGTGCAGCATGGCACTCATTTGGATTTGATAACACGACACAAACAACTCCAAGTGCAACTGGATATGGTGGTATTTGGTCATCTGCTAATGCTGAAACTGGTAACATCATTCTTGCTGGTGTTGGTACGTCAGCATCAGTAATCATTAAAGGTATTTTTAGGATTAACGCTGCAGGAACAATTATTCCAAGTATTCAATTAACAACATCTAATGCTGCGGTAATTGGTTCAAATAGTTGGTTTAAATGTTATCCAGTTGGAACAAATACAGCAATATCGGTAGGAAACTGGTCATAAAGGAAGGCTAATGTTTGGCTTTTCTTCATTTTCTCAAACCTCATTTGGAGAAATTCCTAAACAGATATATGTTCCTAGTTATTCTTATGGCACAGGGAAATATGGCATTGGTGCTTACAACAAAGGAAATTTAGTCTTTACAGGCAATGCGGCAACTGGCGCTACTGGAACTCTACTTGTAAATATATCGCAACAAGAAGATGGAAACATCGCAACAAGTAATGTTGGAACTGTTGTATCGATAATAACTATTGCTATTTCTGGCAATTCATCAACTTGTGCAGTTGGTAATATTGCAATTGTAGAAATAAGTTTTGCAATTACTGGGAATATTGTTACTGGATTAGTAGGATCTGTTACGCAATTAAGGTTGATTCCTACTGATGGAAATGCATCCATAACTGCTACTGGAACTCTACTTACAAATACGTCAATTCAAGAAGATGGGAATATTGCCACAGGCAATATTGGCAACATTACTGCTTCCAGATCAATTGACTTAGTTGGCAACTCTATGTCTGGCAATGTTGGCTCGGTTGATATTACCAGCGCCAATGTTCTTATCGGCAATGTCGCAATTGGTGCTGTTGATACTGTTAGTGCAGAGGTAATATCGTTCCAAGAGATAACTGGTATTTATGGTACAGGCAATATTGGCAATGTCACAAAGTCCTTGTCTATTGCGATAATTGGCAATCAATCAACTGGTTCTGTCGGAACATTAGTAGGATTTGGCTGGGGAGCGATACCAGACACATCTGAGACTTGGACAGCACAACCAGACACCTCGGAGAGCTGGACGCCAGTCGCAGACACATCCGAGACTTGGACAGCACAATCTGATACATCGGAAAGCTGGTCTGAAATAGCAGACAATTCAGAAACATGGACGCAAGTCACAGCATGAGGTGAAACATGGCAGATTCAACTACATCCAACCTTTTACTTACCAAACCAGAGGTAGGTGCATCCACAGACACATGGGGTACGAAGATCAATACCGATCTTGACACCATTGATGCATTATTCACCGCAGCAGGAACAGGAACATCTGTTGGACTCAATGTCGGTTCTGGCAAAACATTGAGCGTTGCTGGAACACTAACAGCCACAGGTACTCAAACACTTAGCGGTACAACAACCATAAGTAGCATCACATCTGCTGCAAGTACAGCCCTGACTCTCAAGTCTGCTGGCACTACGGCAGTAACTATTGATACTTCACAACGGGTTGGTATAGGCACTTCTAGTCCCGCATGCAACCTAGATGTTGGTGCTGGTGGAACAGCGTCAACAAATACCACAATAAGAATAAATGGAACTAATACTGCTGGTTATGGTTCTGGATACCAACTTGTAAGAAATGGTAGCGCATCATTTTCTATCTCGGATGCTGGTTGGGCGTTAGGAGGCTCTGAAACTGGAGATGCTATTTTTTATAGTTCTAGCACATATAACCAGCGTTTTTATACTGGTGGTTCAGAGCGTATGCGTATCGACTCTAGCGGTAACTTGTGCATAGGCGTTTCAACTTATGCAACAACTCCAACACAAGGAATGACTGTTGCTAATACAACAAGCGCATCTGTAAACATAGGGCATACAACTGGAACACCAAGTGGGTATTTATATGTAAATTTTGGATATAACGGAGGACAAATTGGTTCTATTACCCAAAACGGCACAACAGGCGTTTTGTACAACCTTACTTCTGATTACCGCCTAAAGAATAACCCCGTTGCACTTACTGGTGCTAAAGACTTTGTTATGTCATTACAACCAAAGACTTGGGATTGGTGGGATGGTTCTGGCAAAGGCGTAGGATTTATTGCCCATGAATTTATGGAAGTTGCCAAGTATTCTGGTCATGGCGAAAAAGATGCCGTGGATGCTGATGGCAAACCAATCTATCAATCTATTCAACCATCTTCTTCAGAAGTAATGGCAAACATGGTTGCTTTGATGCAAGAGCAACAAGCACTAATAACAGCACAAGCCGAAACAATCAACGCACTAACCGCCCGTGTGGTGGCTCTCGAAAGCAAGTAATGACCACAGAGCACACAACAGAAGGCGCAACTGCAATCGCTGCCAAGGTAGCACCGCCAGTCACCGTATCGCTTGCAACCGTTGCTGGTTATCAGGTAAGCGAGCTGGTGTTGTGGGCTACGCTGATTTACACCATCTTGATGATCGGTCACAAGATTTACCAGATTTATAAAGAGGTAAAAGATTGACCCTTTCTCTCTCCTTCTCATGGCGCAAAGCGCAGTCGGCTTTATCAAGCAAGGCTGTGCAATGCTTCACGAAGGTCGCATGGAGCTGGAAGGAGCTAAGAAAACTGTTGAAGGCGTCATCTCTGACGTTAAGGCTATCAAAGGCATCTTTGATTGGTTCATTGGACTATTTAAAACAAAGTCTCAGCCAGATGCGCCAAAGCCTGTGGCGCAAAAGAAGGCAAAGCCAACCGCCAAGCAACAGTCCTACGAAGAGATGGAGCTTAATCTCATTAAGGACATTGGCGAAAAACTTGGTGTCCTATTTGACGCGCAGCAAGCAATCAACCAGCACTACGCAGAGTTAGAAGAGGAGAGCAAGACCAAATACGATCCAACGCAAAACACCAGCAAGAAGGCAATTGAGCGTGCCTTAATTGAATTGCAAATGGAGAAGTTATTTGAGCAAGTCAGAGAGGCGATGGTCTATGCGCCAGCAGAGTTGAAGGATTTGTATAGCCGATTCTTGAAGATGTATCAAAAGATTGAACAAGAGCAGGAATGGGCTAGGTCTGAGATGATTCGCAGAGCGAGATTGGCGAGATGGAAGCAAGAACGCGAAGAGATACGTTGCATTGAGATAACGGCAGGAGCAATTGGAGTGGTGTTTATATCTTTGATCTTTGGGTGGTTGATGTGGCAACTGCGCGTCTTATCGGGTGGGTTCTAAGTGCGGTGGCGTTGTGCATCATCGTTGCAGCAACCAGCATTGCCTACATTGAGACACTCTACATGAAGGCGCAACTCAAGAAAGAGATCAAAGAGTTACGCAAGCTCAAGGAAGAATTGAAGGGGTCAAAATGAATGAGTTACTCGGTCTTCTCAAAGGTGTCGCACCCTCGCTGGCAACTGCTGTCGCTGGTCCTTTGGGTGGGGCTGCTGTTACCGCTTTGGCTAGTAAGTTTGGCGTTTCTGATTCCGTTGATGCTGTTGCGAAGGCTATTGCTGGTGATCCAAAGGCGGCAGAGAAGTTAGCAGAACTAGAGTTGGAGATGGCAAAGATTGATGCCGCCAATACTGCTGATGCTAGAAAGATGAATTCAGAGATTCAGAATTCTGCAACCGCATCATGGCTCGCCAAGAACATTGCTTATGTCATTGATGTGGCCATCATTGCTGGTGCATTGACCATGACATTTGTGGTTTTTATCATTGGCGTGCCAG